AGACGGTTCAACAACAACAGCGTTACCTGCTGGACAAAAAATTGCTCATGGTTCTGCTGGCTTAACTATTGCTAAACTAGTATCTGCTAAAGAGCTACTAGATGCAGCAAGTGTTGATCCATCAATTCCACGGCACATCATTGTTTCGCCGAAACAGGTTTCTGATTTGTTGAACAATACAACCGTGACTTCAGCGGATTTCAACACCGTCAAGGCTCTGGCTCAAGGTGAGGTTTCATCGTTTGTAGGGTTTAACTTCATAGTAAGTAACCGACTAAACACTGATTCAAACTCTGATCGCCAGGTCATTGCGTTCGCGCAAGACGGTCTGAAGCTTGCTGTTGGCAAAGAGCCAGCCGCACGTATTGATGAACGTGCTGACAAGTCATACTCAACGCAAGTCTATTACTGCCAAACCATCGGGGCAACTCGTATGGAAGAAGCTAAAGTAGTAGAAATTGCGTGTAACGAATAAGGAGATTGACTAATGGCAACTGTTTTTTCAGCACAACGCACTAACTCACGGGCTATTCCGTCCGTGAAAAACAAAGCAAATGAGCTTGGCGGCAGAGTCCGTGTAGCTCATGGCACATTCGAGGCATCTGCATTAGCATCAGGCGATGTAATTGAGATGTTTATTTTACCTAACGGCGCAAGATTGCTCGAAGGGTCACTAGCACATGATGCTATGGGTTCATCAACAACCTTGTCAGTTGGTCACGCTGCTTATGTAAACTCAGCAGGTACAGCAGTTTCTGCTGCTGCTGCTGCGTACAAAGCTGCTGCTGCATCAACTTCTGCTCAGAAGGTAGACATCCTTGCAACACTTGCTCTAGGCTCAGGCTCAGAGTTAGATGCTAATGAGGATGGTGTCACTATCACTGCAACTATGGGTGGTGCTGCCGGTACAGGCACTATCGAAGTTACTATGAAGTATGTAGTTGACTAATTAAGTCGGGGCGGTTCGCCGCCCCTTCTTTTACAGGATAGGTAAACATGGCAAGTACAGTTGATATTGCAAACTTTGCGCTTAACAATTTAGGCGCTTCTAACATTACTTCATTAGATGAGAACAGTAAGGCGGCGCGAGTTGTTAATCAAAGATACGAATCGGTTAGGGATACTGTTTTTAGGGCTCACCCTTGGAACTGCTTAACAAGTAGGGCAAGTCTAGCTCAAGAAACAAATTCCCCAGCATATGGTTATGCATTTCAATATTCACTACCAACAGATCCTTTTTGCTTGCGTGTTTTAGAATTTAGCAATGGTTCTCTATCATATCCGCAAGACAACATAACAAATAATTCTGGTGGCCCAGTTTTTGTAATAGAGGGCCGCAAGCTTCTTACTGATGAAGGTAGCGCACAAATTAAATATATTGGGCGTGTAACAGATACACAGCTTTATGATGCAAGTCTAATTGAGGCTTTGGCTGCTAGGTTGTCTGCTGAGATATGCTACGCGATTACAGGCTCAACTAGTATGGTTCAGATACAAACATCATTGTATGAAAGTAAAATTACTGAAGCACGATTTAATGATGCAACAGAAGGTGCAACGCAACGCCTTGAGGCAAGTGATTTTATTGAAAGCAGGTTCTAATGGCACGTTCTGCACCAGCGTTTAGTTCTTTTACAGCAGGTGAGATTAGCCCAAAGTTAGAAGGCCGTACAAATATAGAAAAATACCGTGAAGGATTATCAGACCTTACAAACATGATTGTTATGCCTCATGGCGGTGTAACACGTAGACCAGGCACAGAATACCTTGGAGAAGTTAAAAGTAGTTCTGTTAAAACAAGGTTGATACCATTTCAATTTAAAACATCAGATACTTATATACTTGAATTTGGCAATCAAATTATGCGTGTATTTCGTAATGATTTACAAGTGTTGGCAAGTTCAGCGAAGACAATAACAGCTATTACTAAAGCTAACCCAGGTGTTCTAACAAGTAATAGTCATGGTTTTAGCAATGGCGATGAAATTTTTATTGATAGTGTTGGTGGCATGACAGAACTAAACACTCGAAACTATAAAGTTGCTAATGTCACAACTAATACTTTTACTCTTACAGATTTGTTTGGTGTTGCTGTAAACACAACAAATTTTACAACTTTTACATCAGGTGGTACAGCAACAGAAATATTTGAAATTTCCACTCCTTACGCTGAAGCAGATTTATTTGATATTAGGTTTGTGCAGTCAGCAGACACAATGTGGTTGGTTCACCCATCATATGACATTAGAACTTTAACAAGAAGTGATCATAACAACTGGACATTTGCAACATTTTCTATAACAGGATCTCCAACTCCAGGTCTAAGTGGCGCTGATAATAGACCAAGTGTTGTATCGTTTTTTGAACAAAGATTAGTTTTTGGCAACACAAACAATAATCCACAAACATTATTTTTTAGCAAAAATGGTGATTACGATAATTTTACAGTAGGCACTGGTGATAACGATGCTCTTATTTATACCATTGCTTCTAATCAAGTTAACGCTATTCGTTTTCTTTCAGCAACAAGAGTTTTAACAATAGGCACTTCTGGTGGTGAATATGTTCTTACGTCTACTAATGATGGCCCAATTACGCCAACAACGACATTAATTAGAAAATACTCAAATTACGGCACAGCCCCGATTGATCCTGTACAAGTTGCAGATGTGACTTTGTTTGTTCAGCGCGGATCTAGAAAAATAAGAGAATTTAAATTTGTTGGTGACGTTAACACTGGCGGTTATTCAGCGCCTGACATGACTATTTTAGCAGAGCATGTAACTGAAGGTGGCCTAGTGCAAATGGCGTTTCAGCAAGAGCCTGACAGCGTTGTGTGGTGTATTAGGGCTGACGGTACGCTTTTAGGTTTAACGTATCGCCGCGAAGAAGAAGTCGTTGCTTGGCATAAGCATATTATTGGTGGCGCGTTTAGTGGTGGTCAAGCTGTTGTAGAAAGCATTGCTACTTTGCCTACAGACACCGGCGAAGATAAATTATACATGATTGTAAAAAGAACAATTAATAGTGTTACAAAACGATATGTAGAAAAACTAAAGTTATTTGATTTTGGCAATAGTACAACAGGTGCATTTTTTGTAGATAGTGGGTTGTCTTATAGTGGCGGTTCAATAAATAGTCTTTCTGGTTTGTATCACTTAGAAGGTGAAACATTACAAGTATTAGGAAATGGTGCATCGCATCCAAACAAAACTGTAAGTGCTGGCACTGTTGCTTTAGACTACGCATCAACAACAGCCGCTGTTGGATACGGATTTGATAGCAATATGCAAACATTACGTATAGAATCAGGGTCTGTAGACGGCACTAGCCAAGGTAAGCCTAAGCGTGTTCATGGCATAACAGTAAGATTTTTTGAAACTGTAGGTGCTGAAGTAGGTAATGACAGTGGCGAAGTAGATAGAATATTTTTTAGGGATAGCTCTATGGATATGGATACCGCTGTTCCTATGTTTACTGGTGACAAGGATATAGAGTTTCCAGGTGGATTTGATGACGATGATCGTGTATTTATAAAACAAGGTCAGCCTTTACCAATGACCGTTCTTGCGTTCTACCCACGCATGAATACATTTGATAAGTGAGTTTGAATTATGTGTAATCCTTTAGCTCTTATATCAACTGGAATGCAAGTTGTAGGAGGTATTCAAAGTAAAAAAGCAGGTGATAGAGCAGCCGCTGCTGCGTTACGTGCTGGTGAATTTAACGCAAAAATTATTGAACGTGACATTGATTTACTTGAACGACAAAGAGGAATTATAAATTCAAATTATCTTGTTGAACAAGAAAGAACAGCAATAGCATTTGAAAGAGATGTTCAAGGGTCAGCAAAAGCAGGTTTTGGTTATGCTGGATTTGATATGAGCCAAGGAACCCCTATGGCGGTTTTAAGACAAAATGCTCGTGAGTTTGATTACGAAACAAAAATTCGTGAGTTTAATAATAAAATAACAAACATGCAGATTACAGATGCTCAAGAAGAAGCGGAGTTAAATGCTGAGTTGTCACGTATGGAAGGTGGTATGGCTGCTGCTTCTGCTCGCGCTCAAGGCACTGCATCTTTAATAAGTGGTCTAGGCGATGCAGCTAAGTTTGGTTATGAAGCTGGTCTTATAGGTGGGGATTAACAATGGCATTACGAATACCAAAATACACATCGCAACTATCTCCAACATCAGATGCTCCTGGTAGATCTATAAGTGCAAGAATGTCTCCTAGCGCTGTTGCTCAAGCAGAGCTAGCTAAAAGCGCCCCAGCTTCTGCGCTTATTCAATCAGTCGGTGCATACGCTAAGATGCGTTACAACGCTGAACAAGAGTTGTTGTTAAATGAAGGGTTGTTAGAAGCAGAAGAAGGCATACGCCAGGCAGCTTATGATCTTGAACGTGAAAAAAAATTAAGTAATGTTTTTGGTGGTGACAATATGTGGAAATCGCAAACAGAAGATTTGCGTACACAAGTGTTAGATAAAATTGGAACTAACAGATTTACACGTCAAAAATTTATGGATCGTTTTGATCAAATGGAACTTACTAGTAGGTTTCAATTAAAAGATGTTATTGACACTAAGATAGAAGCAGCGGCACAAGCTAGTCTTGCACGTAGACAAGAAACTACAGTTACAGAGCTTTCTCAGGTAGGCATGGGTAATCCAGGTGCAATGATTGATTCATATAATCAAAAAGTAAGTGGCATAGAAAGTGATATAGCTACAGGCGTTAAACAACAACGATATAGTGAAACCGGCGCCGCAATAGTTACGTCTAAAATGAAAATTGATATAGCTAAAAATGTTACAAGCGCTTACGTTTCAACAACGCCAAGCTATGCTTTAGGTTTACTGGAAGCTTTAGAAGTTCAAGATTTTTTAGATGCTGGAATTGAAGTTGACGTTGAGGATAGACCAAACTTGCCTGGCGGATCTTATGTTTTACACACATTGCAAAACATACCAAGAGATGAAGCAAATAATATAATTAAAGACGCATTAACTGAAGCTGCTGCTTTTCAAAAATTACGTGATGAAGCGCAAGAAAAAAACGAAAAAGCAAATGAAAAATTGTTAAAATCACAAAGTGCAGATCTTGATGAATTAATGTTAAGAATTGATCCTTTAGAAATTTTTACTGTTGATGAGGCTAACGAGCTAGCAAAATCTATTTTAGGTGAAGATTTTGATTTTCGTTCAGTAGATACAAGCGAGGGTATGGTTCGCGTTAATGTTAATGGGTCAATGATTTTAACACAACTAAGAGAATGGGCTTTTGAAAATCTTGATGTAACAGAACAAAAAAACAAATTTTATATAGCTAGAATAAATGGTGCAGATTTAAGACCTACAATATCTAATCCACTAACAATGGAAATATTAGCTCAAAAAGAAATACTTGGAACATTAACTATTGATGATGTTGATAATGCTAGCGCTGTTTTAACAATTAATGATCAATTAAGGTTTTTTACAGCAGTAAGAAACAATCAAGATATTGGCGTTAATAAAGCTAAAACTAATATAAAAAATGCAATGAGATACGATGCAAACTTAATAAAAAATATGGATAAAGATGCTGCTGCAAAGATAACTAATGAAATAAGTAATATATATAGGCAACTTGATACTGAAGTTGACAGACGTAGGGCTGAAGGTAAACCTATGACACAACAACAAGTTATTGATTTAGGTAATAAATTAATTTCTGAAGCTCCAGGTATTAGAGATATTATTGATGAACAATACGAAAATGCAATTACAGATGCTACATTTCAAAATTTACTGTCAGATATTATAACGCAAGCCGAAACTTTTCCACAAGAACAACGCCCAGCAGAAATGATAAAACTAATTGATAAAATGAATGAGCAAGAAAATGTTGCTGAAAATAAAAAAAATGCGTCTAAATCTTTACGTTTGCAAATGTTAGATTTGAAGAAAAGATATGAGGGTCTAGCAAGATGAACTCAGAATACTATAGCATTGATGAAGAGCTTGATAAGTACGAAGAAGCTGCAAGATTTAAAGGCGCAAATTTTCCCGACACGCCATCAATGGTTGATGGTACATCATTTAATGCATCTAAAAACGTAGAAGAAGTTTTTACAAAAATGCCAAATGGTGGTTACGTCAAAATTGCAGAACGTGAAATAACACCGCAAGCAAAAATTATGCGGTACAATGCTGCGTTACGTGAGCAAGGTATTACGCCTACAGCAGATGATTTCTATGCTGCTGGTTTTGACGATGAGCAAATAAAATCTGCTGGTTTTTTAGATATAGAAAGTACAAGTGGTGGACGTACAGAGCCCCTAAGTGAATATGAAAAAATGTTTGTTGAAAGACAAGGTGGTGAAGTTTATGACCCACCAGAAATAACATTTGGTCAAAAAGCTGCTGACTTAGCTGCATCTACAGGAAGAGTTGTTGCCGGTGGTATTCAAGATACAGTAGCAGGTCTTGCTGGTGGTGCTGATGATATAGGTGAACTTATTGGAAATCTTGGTTATTTCTACATGGGGCCAGACGGTTTAGAATATTCTCGTGAAAAAAAAGAAGGGCATTTGCGAGCAGACAAAGCTTTTGAAAATGGGCTGGCAAATATTGGTCTTAAAGTTCCAGAAGGTGATGGGCCTATAGAATCTTTAGCAAGAGGTCTTATGATGTTTGCTACTGGAATGTCCATTGCTCCGGTTAAAGGCGTAAATTTTCTAAGCATGATGTTAAGAGGTGGTTTTGCGGATGCGCTGTTAGATCCAGAAGAAGGTAATATTTCAACACTAGCTAGGGAATATGGGATCGATAATGCAATATTTGAATTTTTAGATAGTCAGGTTGACGAAGAGGCATCTGCTTTAGAACGATTAGGCGCTAGAGTTACTAATACTTTTGAAGGTATTTTAGTTGGCGGCGCTCTAGATGGTCTTATAAAAGGATTAGGTTTTGGTCTCAAAAAAGTAAAAGGAGATAAAAGTTTAGTTGAGTATCTCCGTGGAAAATTTGGTGTTGTAAAAGACAGATTAAATCAACCTGGAGAAATGCCTACAGTGGGTAGTCTTGGTGGTAATATGTTTGCAACTAATAAAACAAATGCAGACGGTAGTTTTCCAGGCAGAATATCAACAAGACTTCCAACAGCTAAAGCATCAACCGAAGATGCAATGACAGGCGATTTAATTGTTGGTTTAGATGAAATGAAGTTAGAGCCAACACTTTACGAATTTAATGTTAACATAACTAAAGATTATCCTAATATGTTGACTGTTCCTAATGAAACTGTTGATGAAACAGCAGAGCGATTTATAGAACACGCTAAAGATAATTTACTTTATTTACATGATAAAGTGCCTGATGCAACTAGGGCTCGTAGCCAAAAATGGTACGATGGTGCGCGAGCAATTACTGATAATTGGTCAACAGAATATGGGGTTCCTGATACATCTATTGCTGGCGCGTTAGCTGCTTTATCTCCGCAAAAAGATTGGTATCAAAACGTAAGTTTGGCAAAACGTGTTCTTGACGTAGCTATAAAACAAAAAGATTTTAAATTTGCTAATGAAATGGAACAGACGTTTAGATCTTTGCCATCATTAAACAAACCTAAATACGAACCATTATTAGATCTTATAAAAGGTAAATCATATTCAGAGATAGTGGATGACGATCCAGCAGTGCAAGCGACATTAAGAGGTTTATTTGTCAGGTTATACGATCAAACTTACAACAAGCCAGACTATCAAATTGTAGGTCCAGAAGGTGATTTCTTAGATGTTGCTACAAATGCAGACGGTTCACCTAGTAAAGCTGCTTGGGGTTCTCTTAATGAAATTGGAAAAGCTGTTGCGTCTATAGATGCAAATGGAGATGTAAATACTATTTCTGTTTTAATGGGTGAACGTCATAAGGTTAGAAATTTTTATAATAATATATACAGCCCTAATTCATTATTTGGCGATGTAACTATAGATACTCATGCTGTTGCTGGTGCTTTGTTACGTCCATTATCGGGTAATTCTTTAGAGGTAGATCATAATTTTAAAAACATGAGTGTTAAAGGTAGAGGCACTACAAAAGGTTCTTCTGTATCAGGCATATCTGGTAATTATGGACTATATGCAGAGGCGTATAGACGCGCTGCTGCTGAACGTGGTATACTACCTAGACAAATGCAATCAATTACGTGGGAAGCCGTAAGAGGTTTATTTACTGATAAATTTAAACAAAGTGCAAAAAATGTGGCAGATATTGACGCAATATGGCAAAGATATAAGAGCGGTGAAATAGATTTAAATGAAACAAGGAGATTGGTAGATGAAAGAGCCGGTGGAATTAACCCCCCAACTTGGGAATAATGACGGTGTGTTAACTCTTATGAAAAGACTTAATTTGCCTATTACACGAGAACAATACATAGAGCTAGCATTTCTTGGAGATAAACCCAAGCTTGGCGCAGAAGAAGAAGCAAGTCTTCCAGAGCAATTTCAATTAAAGTGATTTAGTATGGCAATCGATCCAACAGACATAGCAGAACAACAAGAGCAGCAAGAACGCATTACTGCTGTTGGAGCCCCGACTGAATTTGCTAAAGGACCAGAGCGTGAAGGCGGAGTAGAAATAGCTGGGTTTGGTAAAGACTTAATGAAAAGCATTATGTCAGAATTTAATAAACCACCGCCGCCAGTAGAGAGTATAATTAAAACGCCGCAAGAAACACCTTTGCTTGATGAGACTGTTGATCCAGAGCAATTAAAAAAAGAAAAAGCTGCTGAGACATTATCGCCAGAAGGATACGAAGAATTTGAAAAACGTGGGTTTACTGCAAAACCAACGGAAACAGCAGAAGCAGTTCGTGCTGCTAAAGAAGCTATTGATGAAGTAAGAGCAGCAGATTTAGATCCTGTTAATGAAATAAATAAACAAACTGATAAACCAGAATATAACCAAGTAATTGATAACGCTAACAAAGCGATAGAAGGAGAAATACCTGATGTTTCTCCCTTAGAAGAAGTGGTTCTTCCTAATATTGAAGTAGAAGCGAAATCAATTGCAGAAGGTGGCGATTTTAATTTAGAAAATATGAAAACATCAGACGATGTTGGTAAACTTATTACTGCTGTTTCTGAGGTTAGTAAGTTAGAGATAAGTCAAGCTAAACGATTTAAAATACCAAACAATGTTACAAAAGAAAATGCGGCTGCACTTTTAGCTGACGAGCTTGGATTTACTGAAAGATTTTTAAATAGACGTATTGAAGACGGTTTATTGTTAGGTGAAGAGCTTGTTGCTGCGCGTGAAATTTTTGTTGTGCAGGGTGAAAAAATTATGAACCTTGCAGACAAAATAAATACCGGTGTTTCTACATCTAGTGAAAAATTAGAATTTCGTAGACAGTTAGCAATCTATCATGGTTTTCATATGCATCTAAAAGGGTTTCAAACAGAAACTGCTAGAGCATTACAATCATTTGCAATTGAAGTAGGCGGTGAAGATGGCGCTTTAGCGTTAGCCGGTAGAGCGCGAGAAGCATTAGAGCAGCTAGGTGGCGGTGAAGGGATCACTGATGACATAGCAAAAGCAGCAGCTAGTGTTGTGCAAGAAAAAGGTTTTAAGGGTCTTAACAGATTTATCAATAAAGTTGTTTTTGCAAAAACACGCGCTGCAATAGCAGAAGCTTATATGGCAGGTTTGTTAACGTCACCAGCAACAAATTTTAAAAACATAATTTCTAACGCTCTGTGGATGACGTATCAATTACCAACAGAAACACTTGCAGGTATTTATGGAACAGCTACTAGAAGCGTTCGCCAGGCGCGAGGTTTGCCAATAGATCCAGAGCAAGTGTATATAGAAGATACAGCGTTACGTGTAAAAGGTTGGATGGATAGTTTTGGTGACGCTTTAAAGGTAGCGTCTATAGCATTTAAATCAGAAAAACCGTCTATTAAAGCAAGAGCAGAAATAGAAGATTACTCAACAGGCTTTAGACTTGCAGATGAAACACCATTGTCAGGGCCAATAAATTTTATATTTAAAGGCGTTAGGTTGCCATTTAGAGCGTTGTTGTTTGGCGATGAGTTTTTTAAAACAATTTCACAACGTGGTGAATTGTACGTGCAATCAAATAGAGCGTACAGAAAAGCTTTGTATGAAGGTAAAGATGTTACAGAAGCGATGGACGAAGCAGGTATGGTTTTGCTTGATCCAGACTCAGTAGCAAAAGAATTAGACCAAACAGCTAAATATAATACATTGCAAGATGATACAGAAATTTTTGGTTTAGATATAAGCGCTCCAGGCACGGCTATCCAAAAAATAAGTCTTGGCCCTATTCCAGTAGGTAAATGGTTAATGCCGTTTGTAAAAACTCCAACAAGCGCTGCTATTAAATCAATGGAAATGTCAGGTATAAATCCACAAGTTTATAAAGATATGCTTACAGGAACTCCAGCGCAACAACAAAAAGCTATGGCTAAAATTACAATGGCTGGGGCTTCTTTCTTTTATGTTCAAAACAAAGTTGCTGAAGGTAGAATGACAGGTGCAATGCCTATGGACAAAGTTGCTAGAGAAGCATTACCACCAGGATGGCAACCGTACAGTTTTGTTTTTAAGGGCGAAGGATGGCCCGAAGGTGTAGATAAATTGTATAATGATATGGGCATACCTAATGGCCCATTAATGTATGTATCTTATTCTGGGTGGGAACCTGTTGGTGGTGTTCTTGCATTTATGACAACAGCTAACGAAGCGGTATATGGTAATGATGTGGAAGGAGTTGGTAATAGAGCATTAGCTGCTGTAGGCTCTATTGCTAATTATTATGCTGAGTTGCCAATGCTTCAAGGGCTAGCAGACATAAGCACAATATTAGATAATGACAGCTTTGCTGACATGTTCCGTGATGCACCTCATTTGTTTAGAGGGCCAATAGAAGGATCAACTATTGGTGGTTTTCCAAATGTTTGGGCAGCAGCGCAACGTATGGGTTTTAGAGTTGGAGATCCTACAGTACGCAATCCATATGGTGATTTTGATTATTATACTATGGAAGACGTTACGCAAACAAACCCTGACGGTACATTTAAATATTTGCATCCAAATGGTACAGATCCAGATTATAGGCTTGTAGGCAGAGCAAAACTTGGCATTGCTGTGAGAGGTGGTCAACCTCATATAGCAGAAGAAATGTCTATGTTGCTTGACAAAATAAAATCTATGCGAGCAAAAGATAGTTTTTTTCAAGAGGAAGAAGATTACAATGCTGTTAAGCGTGACACGCTTGGTAGGGCTTATGGCGCGGAAGATGTAAGTTTTGCAACAAATCCATATATGGCTTTATGGAATAACTTTACTGGTATTCGTATGCGTCCATCAGAAAAACCTACAAATGTTGAAATAGAATTAATGCGTCTGTATGAAAGTAATAAAGCTTGGGCTCTATCAAATCCTAAAAGTTACAATGGGATGAAGTTAAGTTTTCGAGCGCAAATGGATTTAGTTAATGAAGCTAAGAATATACAAAGAGATAACATTCCTGGTTTAGGTGGTATGGTTACTTTTCAAGAAGCATTAGAAAATCTAACAACTAGAACAAACACACGCCAAGGCCGGTTGTATTCAGATGATATGAGAAAAACTGGCGAAAGTGATTTAAGCATGGATGCTAAACGGTTTTATTTAATTAAAGATTTAGAAAAGAAATTTTACGATAAAGCATGGCGAGTTTTAATGACAGATCCAAGCTATCAATCTATTCCATACTATGCTAAACTACGGCAAGCTTTTGATGATAGAGAGGCAGCTAGCAACAAAATTAAAGAAAAAGGTATGTTACCAAGATGACAGTTAGTAGCGCAACAAATAAAGTTAGTTACAATGGCAACGGCTCAACAACAGTTTTTGCTTATGGCTTTAAGATCTTTGATCAAGATGATCTTACTGTTATTTTACGTAATGCAAGTGGTGGTGAGACTACACAAAGCATTTCTACAAATTACACTGTAAGCGGTGTAGGCAATGCTAGTGGTGGTAATGTTACTATGGGTACTGCGCCAGCTAGCGGTGAAAGCTTAACAATCATTCGTGAGCAACCATTAACACAAGGTTTAGACCTCGTTGCTAATGATCCATTCCCTGCTGCAAGTTTTGAAGATCAATTAGATAAACTGACGTTTATGGTGCAGCAGCATCAAGAAGAATTAAACAGATCTATTAAGGGCTCTAAGACAACTACTATAGCCAATCCTAGTTTTACTGAAGACGCTACAGCCAGAGCAAACAAAGTCTTTGCTTTTGATGCGTCAGGTAATATAGACATTACGCAGACTATCGGTACTTTTAAAGGCAACTGGGGAGCAAGCACAACCTACGGCGTTCGTGACCTGGTTAAAGATACAAGCACTAATAATATTTTTATTGCGCTGACTGCCCATACATCAAGCGGATCTCAACCGCTAACAACAAATACCGATAGCGCTAAATGGTCATTAATCGTAGATGCTGCGTCT